TTGTGCATCAGCCACTGCTTGTGCTTGTGCTTGGTTCAGTGCGCCCAGCTGACCTAAACGTGCAATGTTGCTTCCTAATACGCCTTCTCTTTGTCCACCTAATCCTGCTTGGAAGGCTCCTAATCCTTGTTGTTGTGCTGCTAGCGCACCTCTATTTGCAATGTCTTGTTGTCTTGCAGCCATTGCTTGTCCGAATCCTTGTTGCAAGAGACCGGCTTGTAGTAACGCTCGTTCTCTCGCAGCCCCTGTGCCAAACTCTGCGAGTTGCACTCCCGCTCGACCACTGCCGAGCGCACCCAAAGCTGCCTGCTGATCTCGTATACTTTGTTCTTGTATAGCTTTGTTACGATCAAATTCTGCGAGTGTTGCGTCAATCACCTGTGATTGATATGGTGACATGAAACTTCCAGCTGCTAGTTGAGGTGTAATTGTTTGACCAGTTGCTGGATCAATAGTTGATAATTGTTGTGCTGTTATAGGTCCTAAACCTACCCCACCTAATGTTGTGCCTGCAGTTGTGGCTGCTTGTTGTGCCTCTGCTAAAAATGGTTGAAAAGAAGCAATACCTGTTGTACCAGCTGCTTGTTCAGCTAATCTTAATGCCTCTTGTTGTTGAGCTGTTTGACCTGCAACTGTTGGGGCAAGCCCTGCTAGAGCTTGTTGTCTTTGTTCAAATCCTAGTGCTGCTCTTTGTTGAGCTGCAAATAAATCTTGTCTTGTCTTAAATTGATCGTCTGTTTCAAATGTTTGTTTTGTTGGTTGTGCCATCGCACCCAAAGAAGCTAAACCTTGTGTTACAACTGGTACACCTTGTTGTGCTAATACATTTTCTGCTAGATTTGTACCTAGTTTTTCTACAAAGGGTGCTGGTCTTGCTACTGTTACTTGTTCGGCCATTATATAACTTCCTCTAATCTTTGTGATGTTTGAAACATTTTACGTGCGCCATCCATGCCTTGCGATTCTTCTGATACGTCACCTCCGGCTTCTAGGTTCTTCATCATGTTATACATTTTTTCTGCGCCTAAATCAACATCTCCGTCGCCAGCATTTCTAACAGCATCAGCTGTAAACACAAACTCATTTTTAGATAATCTTGCAGGAACATCGTCAGCTTTTTCCATACGTCCGATAGGCACAAATCCACCCTCTTCTCTAAGATCCATTTCTTTGCCACCCATGTCTAATAGTGGCATAGTCTTTTTAGCTACAGGTTCTTTAGATCCCTCTTGATATCCTGTTCTCATTAGACCACCCTCTGCTGCTAATCTTATATTTGGTGCATATTGACCACTTAAATAATAATCTACAGGAAACGGTAAATCTGCCCCTATATTTTGTTCTTCATCATCATCATCTTCTTCTTCTTTTTTAGTCATTAAACCTGATAATGCTGATATTCCAAATATACCAGATTTTATACCTAGTTTAGACAATGGTCCTACTCTTTCAGCATATCCTGGAAATTGAGTTTTCATAAGACCTAATTTTTTAAGTGCAGACGTTGGTCCAAAAGTACCAAAAGCACCTTGTGCTGCACCACCAAAACTAGCTCTACCAAGTAGCCCACCAAAACTAGTTCCAGGTATACCAAAACCAATCGCTCCTAATATTGCAGCTTTACCTATTGGTGACTTAGCTATCTTCTTAACTGATCTTGTAACTTTTTTAACTAGTTTACCAAGACCGTACATCTGTCTTGCTGATTCAAGATCCATGATCCCACCTTCATATGGCGCTTTCTCTGCCATACCGCCACCTGCTAATAGTCTGATGTTAGGTGCAAAAGTTTCTTCTATTTTTTCCTCTGGTTCTTTTTCAGCAGATCTAATACCTGTAAAACAATATGCTGGCGGGTTGGGCCCTTTACAAGGATCTTGTATTTCATCTCCTCTATCGGTATCTTCTGTTTTATTTCTATCTAAATAATCCTGATACCCTTGTCCTAAAACAGCTTTTGCTTCTGGTCCTCCAAAATCTGGATCAGTTATAAATTGATTGCCACCAATACCGGTTCCTAAAAATCCTCTATCCTCCATTCCTCTTTCAATGTTTCTATCAATACCCATAGGATTACTTGTTCCAATACCTATTGCAGCTAAATCTTGTAATGCCTCTACTTGTTCTTCTGGAGTTAATGTTGCAAGATAATTATTTCTTTGTATTGCATTATTTAACATTGCAATTTTTGATCCAGAGATTTTAGAGCCTATAAAATCTGCAAACGCTATTGTTGGTGATATAAATTTTTTTGGTTTTTGATAATTCTCTTTTGTTATTGGTGGTTTTTTCTTAGGGATAATTACAGTGCTCTCAGACGTGTCATCTCCACCCCTAAAAGAAGGTCCGGTTAAACCACCACCATATCCTATAGGATCTGCTGCTCTTATTTCTGCAGCTGTAAAATCCATTCTTCCACCCATAGGATCTTGTCTACCTTTTCCACTACCAACACCACTAGTGTTAGTCCCTGGTGATATATCATCCCCAGCAGCTAAACCAGCTGTAAAGAATCCAGTTCTTCCACCTTGTTTTAACATTTGTTTTGCTTGTTGTGCTCTTGTTATGGCCATTTGTCTATCTTATTTTGTTTCTCCAAATAAATCAAGGCTAGGCATGATCACCCTGACATCTTTTCTTATTTCTGATTGAGGTATGCCTTTTGCCTTCCATTCCTCATCACTCTTGTATTTCTCGCCTGTTCTAAGATTATAAATCTCTTCTATTATTTCTTTTGGTTCTATTGTTGGTATATCTTTCATTATGTTGTTACCTCTCGTGGCTGTATTTCTAATATTGAAGCTACGACGTGCAGCTCGTTCGCGTCAGCAGCCTGTACTTTTAATATCTCACCCTCCTCCATTACAAGAGGTTGAGATAAAAGTTCTGTTGTTGCTTTAGATCCTATAGCTTTATCTTTAAATAAATTAAATATGGCACTACTAGAATTTACTAAAGTTATTGTTATTGTGCTCCCTGATCCAGCGTCTTCGGATACTAATAATGATTTTACAACTGCAGATTTAAAACTAGGCACTGTATATAGTGTAGTTAAATCTGTTGTGGTCAAATCTACTTTTTTATTTATAAAACTATTAGCCATTAATTTAAAAAGAAGTTAAATGCTTCTACCTCATCTTTCAGTTCCTCTTGAAACGTTGTATTTAATTTCTCTACAATTGCATCAAGATCTCTAACTTGTGCCTCTGCTGTTGGCAGATCATATTGTTCACTTGGTCTAGTTAATACTTGTACTATTTTTGCCATTATCTACGTCCATCTGGTTGTATATCTAATCTAAATGTTCCAAGTCTCCAACTTTGATTAGTTGTTGTGTTTGCTATCTTTAATGCAATTGCTCTTGCTCTTGCACGTGTGTCCACCTTTTTAGTAGATGAGGTGACTGTAAATGGTCCAAGTGATGAGCTAGCCTGACTATCATTTGGAAAATCTCTTAATTGTAATGTGACCTGTGTATCACCAGTCTGAGATATAAAGTCTGGTATAAATCTTCTTATCTTCATTATAAACTCACCATCTCCTCTAATATCAGCCACACCTGTTGATTGTCCTGTAATACCTCTTCTTTGACTTATATCAAAATCTCCAGATTCTATACTTGCAACAATCGCTGTAGTTGCACCACCCTGAACTTGATCTGTCCCTTTTTCGTGTTCATAGTATACTGTTCTACCTTCTGTGTTGCCCACAACATCAAAAGATGAATCATTACCTGCCGTGTATTCTAGTGCGTGTGGGCTACCAAATACTGCAGAGTCCTCCCACATAGTTCTAGCTAAACTACCTACAGTCCAAACTGGCCTTTGTGGTGATGAGTCAAAATAATTATATGCAACCATTCTATTAACAACACTAGATCCTGTTGTTGGATAAAACCACATAACTTCACCAAATAAATTATTTAATCCAGCAGACACCATTTGATTACCAGATTCTAAATTTATATTATCATATACAAAATCTTCTACTAAACATGGTAATGATTCTAGTTTACCTGCATACCTAAAGAAACCGTTCTCTGACATCCAATATGCAGCACCATCAACTTCTACACATGCGTTTTGACCCGTAAGTCCACAGTTGGTTCCAACTTGTGCAAAGGCAAAAGTAAAAGGCTGACCAACAAAACGTTGTGTAAATAAAGCTGTATCAGTCCAAACATAAATTGCATCACGACCTCTAATTGCTCCTCTAATCTGTGATCCGTCGGCCAATCTTTGTGTACCAGCTGTATTGGTTGCTGTGGGTGTATAAGTATTTATATCCTCTTGATCAGAGAATCTAATAAACATATCATCCTGCGTAGATGTATCTCCAATAGTTGTTTCTGTTCCAAAAAATACTAAGTGACGATCTGGTGTAGATACTATCATATGTCTTGATGCAGTTGGTGCACCAGATATAATTGTGGCTCTAATATTTTCTGCTCCTGCTGCCGCAGAGTTCCATTCAAATACAGCACTGTCGTGTATTAAACAAATTGCTTTGTCGCCAAAATTATCTAATGACCACATACCAGGTTCTAATACTAAGTCTCCCGATGCAGCTTCACCCCATGCTACAAAGTTTGTTGTGCTAGTTACAGTTGCTCCACCACTATGTGCATCTTTTGTTGTACCTCTAACTTCTCTTGTTACACCTGTAAGTTCGTTGCCAGATATACCTGTATAAGAAATTTCTTCATTATCTATTTTTATAAAGTTTGTCCCTGTATCAGGAAATTGTGATACATCCCCTAATATAATACCTGTTGTAACAGTATCATTAATACCGTTCGTAAGAGTTGTTGTTGGCTCACCTGCAACCTCACCACCCCAAGATCCTAGTGACCAACCAAAACCTTTTGCTTGAACAGCTGGTCCAACAGGATAATAATGTTGTACTCTAATACCGCCTGATGTTGTTGCACCAGATCCAGATTCATTACCTGGCATTGTAATTGTAATAGTTGAGCTTGTTGGCACAGTTGTTACCATAAATTTTTTATCATTAAAATCAGATGCACCAAAATTAGAATTAGTTATTGTACTAAAATTATCTAATAAAATAATATCCTGTTCACCTATTCCATGATCTCCACTAAAAGTTATAGTGACAGTCGATGATCCGTTAGTCGTGGTAAATGCACTAGTAAGCGTTGTTGTAGATTTAATAGGGTGTATGTCATAAAAGACACCACCAGAATATGCATATAAAATTCTGTTTGTTCCAATGATTGCGTATTTTCTAGCTTTACTATTTACAAAATGATGAAGTCCTCTACCAGCACCTGTAAGAGCATCATCTCCTAACTGTTTCCAACCACCTATTTTTTCTGGTATTCCATATCTAAACCTAACGTTATCACAATCAATCCATTGACCCTCCGCTCCCGTGGGTGTGATTTGTTTATTTATACCTGGTTGAAAGCCTATCTTTTGTAGCATAATAACCCGTTATACCAAATTAAACGTTAATTAACAGATTAAAGTACGGGGAGTGTGGTTGTGGTGGTGCTCCCCATACAAGTCTTTTTTATAGACTATTTTGTAGTTTTAGTCAACTTAGAGCCTTTAAACCATGGAGGTAAACCTAATAAAGGTCTTTTATCTAAAGCATTTTCTTTTGCCATTTTAGACCCTGCTTTATTGTAATGTAAAAATACTTGTCCACAATCTTTACCTGTAAACTCTTCTCTCCAATGTTCTAAATCACAACCAGAATATATTAACATATCACCCGGTTTAAGGTTTATTTTTATTCCAGCTCCACCTTGTTTACCTGTTGGATCTAAATATATTGGCCAATCATCACCACCTAAATTTAATGTGGTGGATATTTCACAAGAATATCTATCCTTGTGTCTAGCTAATATATCCCCTTTTTTATAAATCCTTGCATAAGAATAAGTTTCAGATAATTTTAGTTTAGTGTGTTTTTCCATTACAGGTTTTACTTTTTGTAATAAAGTTTCCATAACAATATCTGCATAATGTGAATATGTATTTGGAACTTGATGATCGGTCCATACACCCCAGTATTCTGTAAAAGGTGATATAAATCTAGAGTCAAATAAAACTCTTGCTACATTTCTTTTATTTAAAAAATAAGAATAACAAAAGTCTGCTAACTCTTTGCTAATTGCATTTTTTAAAACACTGTATTTATTTTTTTTAAACGACATTTAACACTCCTTTTGGTATCGCTTGGCAGTTCCAATGTATAAATCTAAAGGGTTCATAACCCATATCTACAACGTATTGATGAGGCATATATGATGGAAAGAATATCATTCGACCTGGTTTTACTTTATAGCTTATTTGTGATGATGCATAAGTTACTTTTGTTTTATCTTTTTCAGGTAATAAATTCATCACATTACCTGCTCTTGGATCTTCAAACAATGGCATAGATGTTGCTTCACTTGCTTTTAAAAAATAAAAACCAGATATGTGTCCATTCCAATGTGTATGTAACGTGTGATGACCAGCACCTTGTTTTGCAAATTCTTGCACCCACATTTCGGTTGTAAAAATTTGATAGTTAGTTAGATCAAAACCCATTTCAAGTAATAAATTATTTGCAGTTGCGCCTACATAATTTTGTAGTTCTTTAAATTTAGGATCTCCTATTAAAGTAGTTGAATGAAAGACATAACCTAGATCTCCTTTATCTCCAAATTTTTTGTTTCTTTTATTTATATCTTTTTTAATATTTTTTTTAGATTCTTTAATATATTTATCAGACGCTTTATTTAATTGATTTACATATTTAGGTTCATCAGCAAACCATATAGGACATTTAAAATATTCTTCTCTAGTTAATTGTTTTGGAAAACTCACTTGTATGGCCATCCTAAATTCCAAATAACTAAACTATATCTTGATCCTTTTTTAACGGGGCGTACTCTATGCCAAACAAAACCAGGAAATACAACTAACGATCCTTTAGGCAATATTTCTGTGCATTTACGTGTGTTACGTTTTTTATCTGGATCTAAATTTCTAAAATCAAATTCTAGTTCACCACCTTTATAATCTTTTGGATCTGATAATGTAACTGTAACAGATAGTTTTCTTATTTTTCCGTGATCAGGTGCGTTTGTATCTTCTCTTATGTATGGTTTATCCCAACCATCACAATGCCAATCATAAAATTGACCTTTTTCATATTTAGTAAATTGACAAGACTCGGAATAATCCCATTGAAAATTCCAACCAGCACTAGCGTTAGCTCTATGAACATAGGGTTGTATTTCTTTATAAATCCATCTATCATTCATCCAAACAATATTTGAATCTCTTTTCTTTTTTAAATCTTTAATTTGTTTTTGATTTAATTTTTTATTATTAAAACCACCGGTAACTGCCATTTCATCAGAAATAGATTTACCGTAACGAATAATATCATCACAAATTCTATGAGGAATTGCTGATTCAAAATAATAATAATAATTTATTAGGTTCATATATCTTTATGAACTAAATATAACATTGCTTAAGAGATTGTCAATGTTCCAGAAACTGTGAATGTAGCTATTTTGTCACCACCCGGGTGTGTTGCAGTTGCGTTTGTTCCAGGAGATACAGCTAAAGTTGCACAACCAGGTGCTCTTATTATTACTACACCTGATCCACCATTTCCTGCTCCTGGTGATCCATCACCTCCACCACCGCCACCACCGCCAGTGTTACCAGTTCCGTTTGATCCTGCTCCACCACTTGGTGCAGCTTTACCTCCGGCTCCTCCACCACCAGGTCCTCCGGCTCCTCCTGGACTTCCTCCAGATCTACCTCCACCACCTCCGCCACCACCGGCGAAAGCTGTTTGAGAAAAAGGTGTTCCACATCCATTAATTGTATTAGGTACGCCATCTCCACCAGCACCACCTGTATGTCCTCCTGGCGGATTAGAACCTGCACCACCAGCTCCACCACCACCACCAGAACCTGCTTGTGGTACACCTGAACCTCCTGCACCACCATCATTTCCTTGAGGTGGACTAAAAGGAGGGGTATTACCAGAACCACCAGATCCTGATCCAGTTCGGCCACCACCTCCACCACCAGATCCTCCATCTGCTCCATTATAATTATCATCTTGACCACCTCTACCTCCAGCGGTAGCTGTAATCATCGTACTACCTTCAGATCCACATGCTCCAAATATTGAGTTGTTACCACTTTGTCCACAAGAAGTTCCACATTGTGCACCTCCAGCTCCAATGGTTACTGTATATGTATTTGCTTCAAGAGTTAAAGAAGAAGCTCTTAATGGAGAAGGTCCATAACCAGAAGCACGATAACCTCCTGCTCCACCTCCACCACCAGAGTTGTATGATCCGGAACCACCACCAGCGACCACTAAAAAATCTATTCCTGAATATTCTATAAATTTAGGCCATGCTCCACCTAAAGATGCTTGATATTGAGATTGCATCGACCAAACACCACTTGCTTTTGTAATTTCTCTTACTACCACTAATCCTGATCCACCCGCACCAGAACTATTAGATCCACCACCTCCTGCTGATCCTCCACCGCCTCCGGTGTTAGTTGTACCTGCTGTTCCATTTCCTGGTCTTGGTCCACCAGCTCCACCACCGCCAGCTCCACCTGCTCCAGCAGCAACTCCTGGACTATCACTACCTGATCCACCACCGCCACCGACTGCTGATACCGGGGCTGGAAAACATGCAGGAACACATACACCTGCTCCGCCTGCAGCTCCAGCTTGAGTGCCATCACCACAAGAAGAACTACCAGCCGCATTTGCACCACCACCTCCGTGTAAAGAACCTGGACTATTTGATGGAAAACCACCACCCGGATTTCCTTGTGGCGGCGCTACGGGAGGTACATTACCCTCTCCTCCAGCTCTACCAGAAAAACCTCCACCACCAGATCCTCCAGCTAAAGCGGGAGCAGGAGTTGGGTTAGTATAAACTCCACCTCCACCACCTGCTGATTGATAAGTTGAACTTACTACATTTGAAGCTGTACCTAAATTTCCTGGCGCTCCTGCACCACATATTGCAGCACCTCCAGCACCAACAGTTATTGGAGTGGCTGTATTACCACAAACTGGTATATTAAAAATTGTTCTAACACCACCGGCACCACCACCACCTCCTCTGTCACCTGCACCAGATGCACCTCCACCAACTACAAAGGCATTAACTACTCTAGTTCCAGGTTGTGTTGTAACATTTCCTGTAGAAGTAACAGCCGTAGTTGTACATTTTCCGAAAGAAGATTTATTTGAAACCCCTATAACACCACCGTTTACAGAAGCAGATTTATTTCTTGGCATTGAGTCCTCCTATTCGGACACCCAAGCTGTGCCGTTCCAATCATATTTAGTAGGTGTTTCAGCTTCGTCGTTTGATTTAATTGCTTTCCAACCTTTTGTATTATCTGAATTATAAGCAGTTTCATCCCAAGAAATTAAATATCTAACATCACCTTCTTCGGTAACTGTTGGATAAGTTATTGGTGCTTGCCAATCATCGCTTGCATCTAAAGACCATGAAGCATAAGGCTGAGGCGCTAAAAATTTATCTTTTGATTGATCATAGACATAATTTATTCCTGCGTATTGTTTTCTAAAATTATTGTTGTAAGAAGTTTGTTTCCAAATACCACCTTTAAAAAAATCAATACACCATGTTTCTCCATCTACGTGCATATCATTTACACCTAAAGGTCCACTAGATGTTGTAATATCGTTTCCAACAACCACTACTCTTTCGACAATTTGTTGTTGATCACTTGTAAATCCAGTTGGATCTGTTTTTATTTTTAATTCTGCAAAATGTGCCATAATATTTCCTCTCTTATATATTAATTCATTATTTTTAAATAGTCAATTTTTATCAAAAACTCCATGCTCCTGATTTTACTTGATCATAAACTTCATTAAGACTCCATATTCCAGGAGCTATTTTTTCAGTTGTTTCTGGTTCTTTAATAACTACAACACCTGATCCACCTGTTCCACCTGTTCCACCATTACCGGCTCCACCTCCACCGCCACCTGTATTACCTGTTCCTGCAGAACCTGGACTACCCGCACCTGGAGAACCCGCACCTCCACCACCTGGTCCGCCGCTTCCGCCATTAAATGATGGCCCTGGTCCAGATCCGCCACCGCCACCACCAGCGTAAGTTACAGATGATCCTGTAATAGTATTTGCAACTCCATTACCACCTGGTCCAGCAGGGTTTGAAGAACCATTAACATTTGTACCTGTGCCTCCAGCTCCACCGCCACCTGCACCAGATGTAGCACCAGAACCTGGGGGTCCTGATTGACCTCCAGCATTTCCTTGAGAAGGACTAACGGGTGGAGTATTACCAGCACCACCTGGTTTCGTAGGTACACTTGGATTTTCCCAACCACCTGCACCTCCACCTGAACCTCCAGCGGTACCTACTGTACAATTAGGTGCTCCACCTCCTCCTCCTGCTGAAGTAATTGGTGCAGCCGGATTTGCAAAAATTGAATTTGATCCACTTCCACCTGTGCTAGGAGATGGAGATCCTGATCCTCCACCACCAATTGTTATTGTGTATGCAGTTCCTTTACTAACAGGAACTGCTGAACCTCTTGTTGGACTTGGTGTAAATGGTCCGGTAGCTCTATAACCTCCAGCTCCACCGCCACCACCTCTAACTGCTCCTCCTGCAGCTCCACCAGCGACTACTAAATAATCAACACTAGCAGTTGCTTGTGCAGTAAAAGTTCCTGAAGAAGTAAATGAAGTTACTTTTGCAGTTATAGTGTTACAACGAGCAGTTTGAGTTGGTCCAATTACTCCGCCATTTCCAGCCATAATTTAAACCTCCTACGCGTCGTCTATTGATTCATATGATACGAATAATTCTAAATCTGAAGCAGCACTTGCTCCACCTTTTAGAACATCTGCTTCCATTAAATAAATTGGAGTATCGAGTATAACTAACGATGCGTCAGCTGGCACTGATACTGTTTTTGCTAAATGAAAAGTTCCAGATGTATCAAAGTTTGAAATACCGTCTGGAGTAAAGTTTGCTTTTGTAACTGAAAGAGTTACATCAGCTGCATTAGTTCCATCAACATTTGCAACTGTAATTCTATTTATTTTTACGATTTTATCAGATGACACTGTCATTAAAGTTGTAGTTACAGTGTTAGATAAAGCATATCCTACCGATTCACCTTTAATACTGGATACTGATACTATATTTGGGTTTGCCATAATTTACTCCTTTTATCCGAAAACTATTGCCATTGCAATAGCTTTTCCTGTTGTTATTCCTGCAGTTCCAAAGCTTATAGTACCTGACCCATCTGTGATTAAAGCTTGATTTGCTGATCCATCAGCGTTTGGAAAAGTAAGTCCATCTAGAACTACATTACCTGATCCATTTGGTGTTATTGTAATATTACCGTTTGCTCCATCTACTATAGTTATTACACCAGAGTTTGTTCCAGAATTTGTGTCTAATATAAGATTGTGTGCTCCACTAGAAGATATAGTTGCATCTGCAGAACCAGTTCCAACAACCAGTTCACCTGTTCCTTTTGGAGATAAAGCTAAATCAATATTTGAGTCTCCACCGTTTGCTGCAATCAACGGATCGTTTCCTGTAGCAGCATTTGTAATTTTAATTTCATTAACAGCAGATGAAGTTGTTCCTAAAACAACCGATTCATTACCATTAGCATCTGCAATAAAACCACCATCTGCAAATTTTGGAGCTGTTAAAGTTTTGTTAGTTAAAGTATCTGTTGATGAAGCAGTGATATATCCTAAATCTATTATGTTAGGATTAGTGCTATCGCTAGCAGAAGCAAATAAAATTTTAGTTCCTTTATCTGCAGCAGCAAAAGTTACAGAATCTCCTGATCCTGATACATATTTAAATTGTACAGTATGTGATCCTGAAGTTGAATTTCTTAAAAAATAAAAAGTTTGAACATCTAAAGGTATGGTTACAATTTGATTTCCTGTAATAGTTCCAGTTAAATCAATCATTCTATGTGCAAGTTCAGCACCGGCTGATCCATCAGAGACAGCTAATGCAGTTGTTTGTGCACCACCAGCAATTGATTTAGAAATAAATCCACCAGAAATTTGTTCTATAATTTGTAAATTAGTATTTGTTTTTGTTCCCCATGTACCAGCGTTTTCACCAGTAGCTTGAAGTTCTACACCTAGTGGTGTGTATGTTGATGCCATATTTTATCTCCTATGCGACGTCACTATAACTTGTATTTGATCCAGTTGCAACATCAGAAATAGAGCTATTTGATCCTGTTGAAATTGAACCTGGTGTTGTATTTGATCCAGTGCTAACATCAGAAAAACTACTATTTGATCCTGTTGAGGTTGTACTATAAGATGAATTTGATCCAGTGTCAACATCACCATAAATAGGTATTGTAGTAACTAAACCTAATCTTACTGTTGAAGATAATCCTGTTAATCCTATTACATCTGCTGGAGTTAATGATCCAACAGAAGCAGTTGAAGATAATCCTGTTAATCCTATTGCATCAGCAGGTGTTAAAGATCCAACAGAAATTGTTGATGATATGCCCGTAGGCACCACCACAGGATTTGTTGTTATTTCTACAGATCCTATACTTGTAGTTGACGATAAACTTAATAATCCAACAGCTTGATCAGCTATTGTAACAGATCCTATACCAGCTGTTGAATCAATTCCAGTAAGACCCATTACATCTGCAGGTGTTAACGACCCAACATCTGCTGTTGACGAAACTCCAGTTAAACCCATAACATCTGCAGGTGTTAATGATCCAACATTAGCCGTTGCAGAAACTCCAGTTAAACCCATTACATCGGCTGGTGTTAATGATCCAACACTTGTAGTTGCAGAAACTCCAGTTGGTTGAACAAGTTTATTTATAGAATCACCGTAAGGTTCTTCACTCCAACCATTTCTACCCCAACCAACCATGGTTCCAGCGTTATCTATATCACCTAACGCTGAAGTTATAGATAAACCTGTTAAACCTATTGCACTAGCTGGTTCTATTTCTCCAACAGAAGATGTTATTTCAAGTCCATTTAAAATTTCTACTGTTTGAATTACGACCGATCCAATAGAAGATGATATTGATTGACCAGTTGGATTTACAGAATATTGAACTCCCCAACCACCATTATTCCAATTATTTCTTCCCCAACCAGTTAAATTAGAAGATCTTAAATCACCAAGAGCTGTAGTAATTTCAAAACCAGAAGCAGTTGCAATAGTTGTTAAGTCAACAGTTGGAGGAGTAAAGTTAACATTAATTCCTCTGTCACTAAAATCTGGTTCTATTATTTGTCCTTTAAATATTGTGGTTGATCCAATAGATACAGTTGAAGAAACACCTGAAATGGATACTGTTATTACATCATCTTGCCACTCGTTAGAGCCCCAAGTGTTATTGCCCCAGGTTGATGCCATAAGGAAGGCCTCCTTATGCTAATCTTATGATTGCGTCGGTTGCGCTTGCTGTTGGAAATTGAATCGTAAAAGTTCCACTAGTTACAGTTTTATCAGCACCAAATGCTATGGCACAAACTGCTGGATCTCCAGATTCAGTATCGTTATAAATCAATGCACCATTCGCTGTAAAAGATGCAGAAGTATAACTAACATCCGCAAAATCACAAAGCGCAGTTGTTCCTGAACTTGTTGGAGTTACGCTTGTAAGAGTTGCACCTGCAGCTGTGTAAGCTGTTCCAGATGAATTAGTGATTTCATTACTAGATGAATACGCTGTTGTTGATTTGTTTAAAGTTGCTGAACTTGTGTATAAAGCTAAATTAAAAGTGTTCCCAG